GACAAATCTTTGGCGCCAGAGGTCATGGTCTTCGCGATCTCAGCTGCGCGCGCTTGCTCCTGTTGTCTCTTTCTGCCTTCGCGGATCTCGGCCACCTGGTCGTCAGAGCGAATGATTCTTGGCGGGACACCGGTCGCATCTCCGTATTCGTCGATCGCTTGGTCAAAGTCCACCTTGTCCAAGAGCTCAGGGTTCTGCGTTTGACTGACGAGGTTCCCAACGAATCCAGAAAACCGCTCCATGCCGCCAACTGCGATGAGCTTTTGAGCCTGGGCCATGACCGAGATGTATTCGACTTTGAGATCGGATCCTTGGAGGTCTTCAGGCGGAGGCGGGATCAAACCCTGTCGGTTCATGATGTCGAAGGTATTGTCGATGAGCGGGTTTAAGAGGTCTTGATTTAGCTGCTCAAGGACGGGGCCCAACGCCAACATCTTTTCTTCGTAGCGCTCATCAATCTCACGAGCCGTGATCTGGCGTCGGTCTGAGTTTGCGAGCATGAGGAACATGTCCTCATAAAAAGCGCGCTGGATCCTGTGTTGATGTTCTCGGATATCGTTCAGGATCGGCGCTAAATCGAGGTGGACTTCGTGGATGGGCTTGAGTCCGTTCATCCCTTCACGTCCATCCCATGTGGTGAGATCACCAGGAAGTATTGAGACCTTTTGATTTTTAAGGGATGCCGGGCCTTGAAGCGGTGGGTTCACCATCTTTTCGGAGGCTTGGGCCTTTCTTCTGTGCATGATCTGAAGCGCTTTCACGTCTCCAAGCGCCTCCATTCCAGGGCAGGTGGTGCCCCAAACGTCTTCGCCTGTTACTTCCCAACGAGGGCACAGAACGGGAAAAAAGTCGTAGCCGGATTTCCGAAGGAAGGCTTCTTTTTCTGAGCAGTTACCCTTCTCGTAATAACACGAGTAAAACCGTTTGAACTCGGATCCAAGCTTGCTCGGATCGTAATTCGGATTCGGTTCGATCATGTGGACGACGTCCACTCGGGCTTCTAAGTTGTGATTGTCCCACAGTGACTTCACCGTGTTGGAGAAGTTGTCCCAAACAATCTCACCCGAATCGTTCTTCTTGCCGAAGGTTTGAACGAGCTGACGAACGGTCATCTGAAAATCTCGGGTAAACACGTTCACGCGACCGCGGCCGTCGGTTGCTATCGCATAAGACCCGATTGGCATGGGCCAGGAATGAATGACCTTGTCGAAATCCTCTTCGATGAACAGGGCGCCAGTTGCGAACACACCCATGTCGCCGTAAATGATTGGCAATGAGTTGTAGATATTGGACTTAAGGAACACGGCCGACATCTGCTGACTCACCTGGTGCAACCACGTCTTCACTTCCCCAAACTCAGCCAAATCGGGATCGGGCGTTGTGAGCCTAAACCATGGACGCGCGGGGGAGGTAACGCCGCCCATCATGCCCGACCTTAAGGTGCGCGCCGCCAGCGTTGCAGTGGAATCGATAATGTTTGTGTTCCGTCTGTCCCCTCGGTTCACGTCTGTAGAATCGAAGCGAGGACGACGAGGAAGAATGTAATCGCCGAGCGTCTTCCAGTGAGACAAGAAGGACGAGCGCTCATTGAACATCTGAGCCCGAAGGAGCTCGATGTCTTTGCGTCTCTTATAGTTGGGTGCTTTCTCTTCGATGGCCATTTAGGATCCGAGGAGAGTCTTCTGTGTCCCTGAATAGTCTCCCGTCACACCCAATGGAGAAGTGAGAATCGTGGACCGGCGTCCAGCCCGCCCGAAATTGCTCATGGCGCGCAGGCTCTTTTTCTTGGTGCTGGCAGCAGCCGCTTGCTCTTTCGACACGCGGTCATTCCACGCTTGCTCATTGGCCACAGCTTCCTGACGCTGTCTTTCAGCTTCTTTCTTCGCGCGCTCTTCTGCCTCTTTCACGTCTTTCACTGGCTCAGCGACAGTCAGAGGTATTCCCGCAACCAGAGGACTCGCTATTTGTGCCACCACGCCGCCGCTTTTGCCCATATCAGTTGAACCTCCGCATAAATCCTGTTTCAAATTTCTGGTAACCAATCCGCTCCAGAGAACGTGAATAGTCCTTGTTCACCGTCACACTTCTCAAAATTGTCTTCACGCTCATGTCCGCGAGCTGTCTATCCACCCATTCCATGAACCGGTAGGCGCAGAGACCACGGTAGCCAGGCGCCACATAGAGGGTGTCTTGATACGCCCATTTCTCGTTTCTGTAATGGAGGTGAGGAACGATGATGAAGACCGAGTAGCCCACGAGTTCTTCCTGGTCTCGGATCGTGAACAAACGCAAGTTTCCGTCCCGCTCAATCTTGAAGAACTGTTCTTTGTTCGGCTCAAAATCCTCATCCGGAACAATGCCGACCTCTCGGTGGTGGGCCTGCATAAGCGCTTCGCCTTCGCCCCACGTCGCTTGGATGGACTCAATCGCGAATCTCATGCGACCCTCTCGGCGTATGGATCCCACTCGTGTTGAACTTTCGAGGATCCGCCGGTCACGCTTTGAAGTAAACGGTTGCTTCCCGGCATCTCAGGGAGCGCAAAGGTGAGTGCCAAGGCATCCGCCAAGTCAGGCGAAACGCCAATCCGCTTCTTTAAGAGGTCTTTTGGTTCAAGTTGGAAAACGCCATTAACGAACGTGTAGGTGGGCGCGGTGAGTTCTCGAACGAGTTCAGGAATATTGGGAAGGCAGCCACCTCGTTTTACCCAGTCCGCCATTTCAAGCCACATTTCCGTGCGCTTATTCCGGTATCTGGGATCAATGGACTTCCCCTCAAAGAACACGGCTTGCGGGCTGTGTCCGGCGGCCAAGAGGTTGTCGATCACACCGTGACCCCAATGACCGGAATCGTCCACAAACTCCATTTCAGATCCCCATTCGTTTTTGGCCATGGCCACGCGCGCTGCTATATCGGTTGTTCGTGCTTGGCGAAGGACGACAGGTCTAAAAGCCATGAGACCTTGTCTTGGGAAGATCACCGTCCGATCATCACCAAACCGCGCTACGTCAATCCCTAAGCGCTTTTGTGACCAGTTGAAGCCGTCCTCTTTCATCGTGCGTTTCATCGCAGCCTCGACCTCTTCAGGGCCAAGGAGCGTGTTCATAGAAGACGGTGGGAACTTGCCGAGGATGTAAGCCATGACCCAGGGATTGTCGCGGCCATAAAGGTTGATCTGCTCTCTCGCCCAGTTAATGTCGATACGAGGAGATCGGTTCGAGTCGTCCGGATCTCCGTTGATCGTGACCACATGCCATAGGTGACGCTGAGAGGTGGCAGCCAAATAGAGAATCCCGTTGGTGGACGTGGGGTTACCGGCTTGCAGGATCTTTCCCCAGGCGCAGTTCGATAGACCTTGTTCGGCGGCCCTTAGTACTGGCGGTGCGATATCGCCGGACTCATCGATGAGGTAAAGGACAAATTTGGAGTGGAGACCGGAGAGGGTGCGCCCTTGAACCTCTGAATCAGCGGACTTCGACCAGGAACGGGCTGAGATAAACCACGTTTCTGGGTGGTCTTTCGCGAATATGCGCTCTTTTGTCCAAACAAACGCGGCCCTTAAAAACGGGGATCGATTGATCCAAACAGCAAATTCTTTCCAGAGGTTGTCTTTGAGGTTGTCCTGGGTGATAGACATGGCCGCACCGTTTGGATGCTGGCCGCGGTCTGCGTAACAGGTAAGAAAGTTAAGGCCACACCAGGCCATCGCCGCGGACTTGCCCGGTCCAGCGCAGGCTTGTTCGCTGATTCTCTGCTTCTTTGGATCGGCAAACGCTCTTAAGACTTCGACCTGCCAGGCATCGGGTTCAACCTGGAAGTTGTCTCGTACAAACTGGACGGGATCTTCACGCCACAGCCTGATCCTTGCTTGGGCCTCAAGGACTTTATCGTTCACGGCTTCAAGACCTTGGGCAAGGTCAAGACGTGCTTTTGGGCGTCTTGTAACTCGCGGGACTTCTTGATCAGGTGGGTTAAAGCGGAAAGCGCATAGCCTTGAGCCGGCGAAATCTCGAGGTTCCAGTTCTGGTGGCCCTTCATCAGCGTTTCAACACTGGGCTCGGAAGTTGTCTTAACCCGACCATCCAGGGTGTCTTCGATGGTGATAACCACCTTAGCCATTGTTGTTCCCTGTGGTGGTGATCGTTTGGGAGGTAACGTTCGTTGAAATGGTTTGGGATCCAGCGACCAGGGATTCGAGGGTGACGGTCCCTGAGTGCTCGACCTTCTCTGTGAACATCTTGAGGTACTGGCCCAACATCCGAAGCGCGCCATTGGCCCCGGCTGAATCAAACTCAAACACCCCAACCACTCTCTTGTTGCCTTCCTCGTCTTCAAAGAGGGCCTGCTTCTGAACCATCTCTTTGTTGTCGTGGTCAAATTCCATGACCGGGGTTTGGGCCAAGCAGCGTTCGGTTACTTCCTTGAGGTTCTTGAGCACGTACTCAACAGTCACGCCCGCTTTCTCACTCGCCTTCTGCAATTCCTTGTCAATAAACGCCTTAACCTTGGCTTTTCTTAACAATCGAGAGGCTTGAGACTCGGCTGTCTTAGGGGAGTAACCTGCGAGGATCGCCGCTTCTTTACCGCTCATTCCCTTGATGACGTTCAAGGCGAAGCGTGTTACTTGAGGTGAGAGACCCTGACCCTTTGCCATTAGATGAGACCTTGGGTGGGCACAAAAAAGTAGCCCCTAACTCCTACCGCGAAGGTAAGACGCAAGGGGCTGAGAGCTGCGGGTAAGCAACTCGCACGATGGTTAAAAAAAATGCGGGTACCGGCCATGTATCTCCATGGTCGCTTTACCCGCAACAGTGATTATTCTAAGGGAGAGTTGTTTTTAGAGGAAGGACTTTAATGTTGCGTTTTATCAGAGGGAAATGTTGCATTCAGCGTTTGACGATGAGGCTCCAAATGAGCGAGATGAGTAAATAACCGAAGCCGCCAAAGAAGCCCATAAGGAACCATCTGAAGATATCTTGAGTGTATTCCATGCCATGAATTACGTTGATTCGACTGACTTGTTCTTGATCAATTCAGGGTTCTCGTAGATGTTGCCGATGACTTCTTTTTCTACAGCATGGCCTAATACAACATCTAGGTCGTCTCCTTTAACTCGAAACAATCCAGTGTCCCAATAAACGTCACCCTTACCTTCGAGAGGCCCAGTAAAGTTGAGAATATCCCCCTCATAAATCTCTCTCCCGTTCTTACAGAGAAGGCCGGTAAAAAACACTACGGGCCAATTTACCCTTCTTAAGGTGCGATCTGGGTTGCGAACCCATAAAACGCCGTCGTGAGACAGAAAGATATTTTCGTAATGCCACTGGGTGCCATCCCAGGCCCTGAATTTTTTGGTCATGCTAAAGATTTGGCAACGTCATTACAGGCTTCCATAGAGCCTCCATTGTTTTCATGTCACCCATTCTCATGGCGCGCTCCCGAATAAGATCTCGGCAGCAATCGCGCAATGCCTGTTTTGTTTCCTCTGGCGTGAGGTTTTCTATGTTTTTCCCACGCCATGTATAAATCATCTCCTTCTCCATTCGTCCCCCTTAAAGTAACGCCACAATCCTACGAAGTCTTGCGGCCACCCAGGTGGTTTTAACGGGCCGGCCGGTTCTCTGCTCCAAGATTCGAGCGATCTCTTTTGGATCTTTCTCTCGGGCGTAAAGCGCGAGAATCGGGAGCATCATCACAATCTTCCGCCGAACCAAATTTTTTCGCCGCTCTGGTGGTCTCATTTGTATTTGTACGGTGATTTCCGCTCCTTTAAAAGTTTGGGCCGTGGCTTTCGCTTGCGCTTTTTCTGTCTCTTCACTTGATCACCCTAAACTTTACGATTGGATTCTTTTCATGCATTTTCTTGAGAATCTCCCACTTCTTTTTCCAGCCAGGCATCTCCATTCCTTTGGCCTCCCAGTACTCCACGGTTCCATCTTTGTGGTGAACCCGGAAGTCAGGGATGATCTTCCCCAGCCGGACGCCGTTTAATTCGAGATTGATGGTTACCTGACGCTCATAGTTCTCAATCTCCCCTGACATCATCAGGTAACGCAGGTCGCCACAGACGCGCGCCTCAAGCTCCGAAGGGTGCGCATGGTCCCCGCAATTAACTTTACGAGCGTTGTATTTATGCTTCACCCTGAATTTCTTACATCCGCAGCCAGGGACAACACAGTTTCCATCTCTGGTGTAATGGGCCACCCGCGCGTGATCGCACAAGCAAGTGGTCTCATGGCCTATGTTTCGGCGATAGCCTTGTCGCCAGACCATTACTTAAA